GCACTAGCTTTCCTTGCACATGACATCATTGATGGTCTTGCAGCGAATACTGGCGGCATTAACTTAAAATAAATAATTAACTTTATGTGGAGCGGGGGCTTCGGCCCCTACTCTCTAACGGAGGAAAAATAAAATGGCAGACGCAGTAACAACACAAGTAATAGCCGACGGTGATAAAATCGCTGTTGTAAAAATTACTAATTTATCAGATGGTTCAGGTGAATCAGCTGTAGCAAAAATAGACGTATCAGCTTTAAACTCAAGCAGTAATGGTGATGATTGTACCAGAGTTACTATCAACCAAATTTGGTATGATATAGCAGGTATGAGAATATCTTTAGATTGGAATGCTTCTACTAACGTAGTGTGTTTAGCATTAGGTGGAGCACCTTCTCTAGGAACACAAACAGGGTATATGGATTTTAGATCTTTTGGTGGTATAACTAATAACGCTGGTTCAGGAATTAATGGCGATCTTCTTCTTACTACTAGTGGACATACTAACTTAGATCATTACACTATTCTACTAGAGCTAAGTAAATCTTATTAACCGGGAGTAGCCTATGTCTGCAACGTTTGAAAGCTCTTTTTCTATAGAAGAGATTATAGAAGAAGCTTATCAACGTGTCGGTGTTGATCAATTAACAGGTTATCAACTTAAGTCCGCTAGACGTTCTTTAAATATAATGTTTCAAGAATGGGCTAATAGAGGTTTACACTATTGGGAACTTAAAGAAACCAACATTGATTTAGTTGAAAACCAATCTGAATACCACTTCTTTAGAAGTGCTGCAGACGATACCGCTGACACTAATCGTGCACAAGCAACAACTAATCAAATTGACTCTACTATTTTTGGTATTGACGATGTATTAGAAACAACTCACCGAACTGACAAAACACAGTCTACCCAACAAGACATAGCTTTATCAAAGATTAGTAGATCAGATTATTCTGCATTGGCAAATAAATTACAATCAGGTCAACCAACACAGTATTATGTACAACGTTTTATAGACAGAGTTACTATAACTGTTTATCCAGTTCCTGACTCTAGTTCAGCTTCTGCTGATTTACATATCTATTATGTAAAAAGAATAGATGATGTTAATGATTACACTAGTGCAACTGATGTTCCTTATCGTTTTGTACCTTGCATGGTTTCAGGTTTAGCTTATTATCTATCACAGAAATATTCTCCTGAGTTAGTTCCTCAAACTAAACCCTTGTATGAAGAAGAACTAAATCGTGCGTTAACCGAAGATGGTTCTTCAGTTAGTACCTTTATAAGACCAAGGATGAATTATCATGTCTAGTTTTTCTTCTGGTAAAAAAGCAAAAGCAATCTCTGATCGTAGTGGTATGGCTTTTCCATATAATGAAATGTTAAAAGAATGGAATGGTTCTTTTGTTCACAATTCAGAATTTGAAACAAAACACCCACAGTTAGAACCTAGACACCACACCGCAGATTCACAATCTTTAAAAGATTCACGTCCAGACAGAAAAGAAACAGCTGCACCTAATTTATTAAAAAACAATTCTTTTAAAACAGGTACTGCAGGTACAAGTGCTTTAACTGTAACAGAAATAAATCATGGTAGATCTAGTAATGATACGGTTAGATTTTATAGTGCGGGAAGTTTTGATGGTATTACACCAGCAAATATAAATAGGGCTGCCGGATATACAATAACAGTGGTAGACACTAGTAACTATACTTTTACTGTTGCAACGGATACCGCAACGATTGGTAATATTAATGGAGGGGGAGTTCGGTCTTACGCTGGTCCGACAACAATAATAGCATGACAACATACGCAGAATTAACACAGCAAATTTTAGACTATACTGAAACAGATACTAATGTTTTAACAGCAGCAATTACTAACGATTTTATAGAACATTCTGAACTTAGGTTATTTAGAAACATTGATCTAGATGTATTTAAAAAATACAAAACAGCATCCTTAACTATAGGTGATCCTTTTGTAGCAATGCCTGGAGCAATACCTACAGACTTTGAATTTTCTAGATATGTGCAAATATTTAGCCCTTCAGGCTCTTTGGGTGGATTGGTAGATAACGAAAGAATAACTTTAATTAAAAAAGATACTTCCTATATTAATGAATTTTTACCTAGTAGAAACACAACCGGTGTACCAAAGTATTATGCTAATTGGGACAATGATACAATACTACTTGCTCCAACACCAAATGCAGCTTATACTGTGGAACTAGCGTATAACGCGCTACCAACAGGACTATCTTCAAGTAACACTACTACTTGGATTAGTAATAATGCTCCGGCTTTATTACTTTATGCCTGCCTCGTATGTGCTTTTAAATTTTTAAAAAATCCAGCTATGGTTCAAATGTATGAACAATATTATAAAGAAACATTAACACCTTTTGCTGGAGAACAAATGGGTAGAAGAAGAAGAGACGAATACATGGATGGCATACCAAGAATACCGGTACCATCTGGAAACCCTTAAGGAGATAATATATGGCTAATATAATTAGTAATGTTTTTAAAGATCAGTTGTTAAAAGGCAACCACAACTTTCAATCAGGTGGTAACACTTATAAACTAGCTTTATATACTTCATCAAGAACCGCAGCAGCCACTGATACTGTTTTTGATACGACTAATGAAGCAAGTGGCACTAACTATACTAGTGGTGGTAATACACTAACTAATAATGGTGTAACTGGTGGTGCTTCTGCAACCACAGCTTTTATAGATTTTCAAGACACATCTTTTGCTACCGTAACAGTAACAGCAAGGTTTGCACAAATTTATCAATCAAGTGGTGGTGCTAATAGTGCTAGCGCTAATGCAGTTTGTTGGTTAGACTTTGGTGGTGATTTTACAACTACCGCAGGAACATTTACAATTCAATTTCCAGCAGCAGGAACAAGTACCGCAATTATAAGATTGGCATAAGGGGACTAGATGGCGTTAATACTTAACGATAGAGTCAAAGAAACTTCAACCACAACGGGCCAAGGTACGTTAAACCTGGCTGGTGCGGCTACTGGTTTTGAAACTTTTGTAACGGGCATTGGTGATAATAACACTACTTACTATGCTATTGTCCATGAGTCCGACGGCACGTGGGAAATAGGTATTGGTACTGTTGATGATCAATCAACTGACACCTTAGCTAGAACTACTGTCATTGATACTTCCGCTGGTAACACAACTAAAATAAATTTTGCAGCAGGTAGTAAAACAGTATTTTGTACACTACCATCAAGTAAAGCTGTATTCTTAGATGCTGATGGTGATGTCAGCTTAGGTGCTAACTTAGACGTAGCCGGTACCTTAACAGTTACTGGCACAACTACATTTAATGGCGGCACACTAACTCTTGGTGATGCTAATACGGATAACATTGTATTTGGTGGTGAAGTTGATTCCAATATTATTCCTGATGATGATGGTGCTTTTGACTTAGGTAGTTCATCTAAAGAATGGAAAGACATTTATATCGATGGTGTGGCTTATTTAGATGAAATTAATTTTAATGGCACTGCTATCAGTTCTACGGCTGCAGAAATAAATGCACTTGATGGTATTACCGCAGTTGTTGGAGAACTTAACGCCTTAGATTTAGGCAGTACCGCAATTGGTACAGCGATTGCTTCTAAAGCAGTTATCTTAGATGCAAACAAAGATTACACTGGTATTAGAAACTTAACTATTACTGGTGAACTAGACGGCGCAACTTTAGATATATCAGGTGCAGTGGATGTAGCTGGCACAACTAATTTAGATGTAGTGGATATTGATGGCGCGGTTGATATGGCTACTACTTTAGCATTAGGTGGTAATGCAGATTTTAATGGTGATTTAGATGTTGACGGTACCACTAATTTAGACAACACAGATATTGATGGTACTTTAGTTGTTGATGGTTCTAATATCTCACTTGATAGTACGACAACTTTAAACATAGATAATTCTAATACAACTAATGGTATTACTATTGCAACGGCTACTTCTGGAGTACCTATATCTATTGGTCACTCTACTTCTGAAACAACAATTAATGATAACTTAACAGTAAC